AGAAGGTCTTGAGCTTCTTGACATCGCTGCTCTAAGCCGCTACACAGACAACAGAGGCACTCGACCAGACGAGCTTCGCGCTCAGCGGGAGAACGTGGGCTTCAAGGCGCTAGAGGAAATGGATGTGATGCAGCACTACCAGAACTGGCAAAGAGGAATTCAGCAAGGCGACCCTGGAATGATTAACCAAGATACAGGCCAACCACTTAAACCACCGGCAGTGATTGCTGTGAACAAGTGGGACAACCACGCGGTTCATATTCAGGAGCATGACAACTTCCGTAAGGGACCAGCTTATGACCTGTTGACCAACAGCCAGAAAGCTGAGCTAAACAAGCACATCGACATGCACGAAATGGCCTTAGCGCAACTACAGGCTGCCCAAATGCAGCTAGGAGCACCCGCTCCGATGTCAGCACCACAACAGTAAGGGAGCACCATGTCTGACGACGAACTAACACTAGATGATGTAACTGAGGACATTCCTCCTCAGATAGATGACGAAGAGGTAGAAGAGGTAGAAGAAGATTCTACCGATGAGCCTGAAAGTGGGAACCCAGCGTGGGACGAGCTGCTCGACGTCTTGCCTAAGTCCCTGCACGGTATGGTCAAGCCAGTTCTCGATAAGTGGCAAAGCGGAATTGATTCCGAGTTTGAGAAGATTGCTCCTTACAGGAAGTTTGCTGATGCCGACGTAAACCCTCAGATTATCGAGGCGTCTATGGACTTAGCACGTCAAGTGCAGTCAAATCCTAAGGCTGTATATGACGAGCTTGCTCAGCGTTACGGCTGGTCTGCAGCTCAGCAAATAGTAGAGGAAGCCTCCGAGAATCTCGAAGAGGCTGAAGAGATGGACCTATTTGATGACTCTGAATCTACAAGCGAACTAAAAGCTCTTAAGTCGGAACTGGACGCTTTGAAGTCAACCATTACGTCTCAACAAGAGGCTTCAGAACAAGAGGCTCTTAGCAATCAAATTGAGGAATCTCTACAGAGCCTAGGAAAAGAAGCCGGCGACTTCGACCAGGAAGCAGTAGTCCGCAGGGCTATGCTGCTTGCAGATGACTACCCAGATGCTGACATTGCACAGCTAATTCAGGCAGGTTACGAGCAGTACAGCGGAGAGGTGGAGAAGATGCGCTCATCAATCAAAAAAGCCCCTAGGGTAGCTGGCGGAAGTGCCAATAAGTCCCCAGCAGCTCCGGTTAAAACTCTAAACACTCGAGAAGACCGAATAAATGCTATTGAAGAGATTGTCAAGAGGACCCTCAACATCTAGTAGTTTCTTTTGCTTTATGTGGTAAAATTCTGAGTAGTAGTGAGTACGGCCACGCGTGGCTAGGGCGAACGAAGTGAATAACTTATTATCTAAAACACTAGGAGTGTAAATTGTCAGGACAGAATCTTGCAATTGCCAACGTCATCCTTAAGGATGTGTATGGCGATATCAACGATCAGATTAACAACGCAACTCCAGCCCTAGATGGTATTAAGTCATCCGCTCGTAACATCACCCAGGTAGGTGGTCTAGGTGTCAAGTTTGTTGCACACGTAGGTCGTAACACTGGTATTGGTGCAAGAGCAGAAGACGAAGACCTTCCAGAGGCTGGCAACCAGCAGTACGTCGATGGTCAGACTGGACTAAAGAGCTTCTACGGCTCTGTACGTCTAACTGGTCAGGTCATGTCACAGGCTTCACAGAACTACCAGACATTCGCTGACGTAACTGCAGAAGAAATCGAGCGCATCCGCGACGATATCGCCAAGGACCAGAACCGTCAGATCTTCGGTGATGGAAGCGGAACTCTAGCAGTTGCAACAGCTACAAGCAGCGCTTCAGTTACCTTGGTTGTGGACAACACAAAGTACGTACACATTGGTATGCGTGTTGACCTTGTAGACGTTTCAGCAACTGGAGCAAGCTCAACTTCCACCATCCTAAACTCAGGTGGATACGCAACCATTTCTGGAATCAACAAGGCCACCAAGACCCTTACCTTGGACAAAGCTGTAACTGCTGCTGTTGGTGACGCACTTGTGCGTTCTAACTCAAGCTCTACAGCTGTAGTTAACAACTGGAAGAAGGAGTGGACGGGCTTCGGCGCAATCATTTCTGCCACCGGTTCTCTACACGGTATCGACCCAGCAACTACCCCAGCATGGGCTGCGCACACAAAGGACATCTCGTCCGGCGGCGTTGCTCAGCAAATTACTGAGGAAGACATGATTGGCATGGTTACCGACATTGCTGAGGACGGCGACAAGCCAGACGTCATCTACACCGACCACGGTTCATGGAACGGATACTGGAAGGCTCTCGAAGAGAACCGTCGCTACGTCAACAAGGTTGACCTACAAGGTGGTAACCGTTCACTTGGTTTCGCTACCGAGTTTGGTGACCTACCTTTCAAGGCAGACTTCGACGCCCCAGCGGGCAAGATGTGGTTTGTCAACTCCAAGAAGGTAAACCTAAACACAAACCGTGGATGGGAGTGGATTGACGAGGATGGTTCCAAATGGAAGCAAGTTCCTCGCCGAGACGCATTCATTGCGTACCTACGTAACTACTCAGAGATCTCAACCTACCGTCGTAACACACACGGTGTCATCTCAGGTATTGCCGCAGGCGTATAACCATTAACCGCTGAGGGGGTGAGCTGCTGCAAGGCGGTTCACCCCCTTAGTCATAACAAGGAGAAACATGGGCATTCAGTACTTTAACCAAAGAGGCACAATCCCAGACTTAAGCGAGCTGGATAGACTTCGTGACCTTCCAGAGAAGGCACACAGGCTAGCAAGGATGCTGGCCGACTACGACCCAAGTATTTACATTAGAAAGCTTGGCGCAGGGCACCCTCAATTTGACAAAGACCGCCCTTTTAGCGTGGTAGTAATGGGCGACAAGGATAGGTACGTGCTGAAGAATTTTGCAGAATGGCAGCTTGATGAGCGCATTATGGCCGAGATTATCCAGTCTGACGTTACTAACGCAGGTATGTCGATTAGCGACATGGACGCTTTGAATGCTGCCAACGCAATGATAAAAGCAAAAGAGCGTGAAGAAGTAATGGCTGAGCGACACGAATTAGCCAAAGATGTTGCTAAACTAGGGTTTAGCAAGAATTACGCTCGCCATAACGGAAAGTTGCTGTTCGACCCAAATGCCTAGAGATTACTATACAAAGACTGCTAACGATGTGGCCACCGACGTTAAGCGTATCTTCGGTGATGAGGCACTAGTAGAGCTACAAGCTACAGACTTAGTCCGCTGGACAAATGCTGCTCAGCGTGAGATTTCCTCCAGTAACACTGTGCTAAGAGGCAAGGCTAGCCACAACTTGGTAGCCGCCCAGTCCTTGTACACCGTCCCCCTAGACAGCCCAGTGGCTCAGATACAAGGAGTCCACGTTGAAGGAAAGCCGCTTCGCGGCATTAGCTTTCAAGAAGCACAGGAGACAATCCTCCGAAGCGACCCAGATCTTCTAGAAGGCCAAACCGATAAGTTCACCCGAGTTTGGTATGAATGGGATGGGGATTTGTACATCTACCCAGCTCCAGCCAAAGATGTGACCAACGGACTTGAGCTCTTCTACATAGCTTACCCTGCAAACATAACCACCTTGTCGCAGGTGCTGGGTATCCCAGACAGGTTCTACAACCAAGTTGTTGACTATGTGCTGGCTCAAGCGTACAGACTTGATGAGAACTGGCAGGCTACTGCTTACCAGGATGCCAGATTCCGGGATTCAATGAACCGCCACCTTGCAAAGGAAGACATAGTGGATGTTCAGTTCTACCCTACAAAGGTAGTACTGCCTGAGGACGAGTAATGGCTAGAGAAGGCCTGGTAATTGATGACTTCTCCGGCGGACTAAACAACGTCGTTGACCCGTCTCTTATTGAAGAGACCGAGGTAGCTGAGCTTAAAAACTTAGTAATCTCACGCACAGGAAAACTAATCAGCCGCCCCCCTATCTACAAAATCGCAGACTACCCTGCAACCTTCACTGACGCAAAAGCCCTAGGCTACTACCGGAACGAAGACGCAGTTGTCTATTTGGTTGTAGCATCAGAGACTGCTACTTATATATATGACCTAGTAAACAACACGTGGACCGAGGTTTGGGACGAGCCGGCAAGTGACATGGCCACCTATGCTGACAGGCTTTACCTGATTCACCCTACTGCTGGGGGAGGCTACTGGTCAAAAGAAAGCAGCTCATACGCATGGCTTGATATAGCCGCAATGCCTGCTGGGAACCAGATCCACTTTACTAAAGGACGCGTATACATATCCAGCAAGGCGAATGGAAACACATCATCTATTCGCTACTCTGAGGTCACAAGCTCTGTAGCGGGTACTAGCATTAACAACTTTCCAGTGCTGTACGTCATTGACATCAACGAGGGTGACGGGGAGGACCTTGTCCGAATTATTGAGGGCAACAATGAGCTTTTTCTTTTCAGAACAAATTCTACTTACCGACTAGCTTTTAGCGCTTCAGCAGACCCCTCACTTGGGACCTTGTCAGCCATGTCTCAAAGCATCGGTGCTGACGACGCGAGAAGCGTCGTGGAGGGCGAAAACTATTTAGCCGTGCTTCACGCTGGAACCTTATACCAGTTTGCTGGCTACAACTTTTATCCGTTTAACCCAGCCAACAAAGTGCAGTTTAAGACAAAGGCAAACTTCACTGGTATGAAGCAGGCAGTCACAAAAATTGGCCAATACCTATTGGTTTGGCACCACGGATACATGTACAGTTTTGACACCGAGACCAGCCTTTGGTCTGAGTGGGAATCAGATACCAAAGCGTCGCACTTTATTGAGGCTCCTAGGGGAACCTTTCTGGACTCAGCCGCCTTGCCCACTGCCTACGGTGTCTCCTTCGGGGATTACACAAATAAGGGCGTACTAAAGCTCGCTATAGAATACCCAGAAACAGGTGCAGAGACAATTCGATGCTCCATGGTCTCACGTACCTATGACATCGGGCAGCCTTCGCTGTTTAAAAGGCTCTTTGGCTGGGAGCTCCTTGTAGTCGCAGTAAACTGGATTGAAGGCGGGCTTACACCTATAGACGCTTTTCAGGACCTTGAAGAGCAGATACTCTGGTCAGAACTTGAAACCTCCACGTGGGCAGCAGCTGCAACAGCCCAGATAGCTTGGTTGCCGCTAGGAGCCATAGAGCCAGTCATTGTACCTAGGCTCCCCGGCATAAACCCTAAACCTCAGGTTGTAAAAATCAGCGGTAAACAAACGTTTAAGCGGGGCTACTTTACTGTTAGATTCCAGAACGACGGCACAAAAACTACTGCCCCTAGTCGTCTTGATGGAATTGTTCTATACTTAACTAATGGACGCCGCATGGCAAGTCAGAGAGTTGCATAATGAGTAATATTGGCGGCGCAGGATTTAACAAGTATGCAGCGGGTGCTAAAAGGTACGGATTCGGCATTGTTGGCCCAAATACAGGCATGAAGCTTAACAAAGAGGGCTACCAAGAAAGAGGCACTAAACAACGCGCAAAGAACGCTGCAATGCTAAAATGGGTACAAGGGCGGAATTCATCACGGATGTTCGCTAAGCCAAATAGTCAGATAGGGAGGTAGCTCATGGCGTACTCGTATGGGCCATACATCCCAGGAGGATACAAGCCCCCTACTCCATACATCCCAGGAGGATACAAGCCCCCTACTCCCTCTTCCTCTTCCTCTAGCGAGTCTGGAGCATACATTCCGGGAGGATACAAGCCCCCTGTGAATACTGCAGCAAAGACTGGCGTCTACATTCCTGCAGGCGCGTATAAAGCTGACGGTACGGCTGTAAGTCCCCTTAGCATGGCCATGGCCAAGAAAATAAACAGCAGGATTGCTAAGCCTGCTACTAATGTAACAAACGGTACTAAAGTCGTGACTAAAGAAGACCTTGGCACTGGGAGCATTGAGACCAGTACCGCCCCTGTGCCAGGCACTACGGATGACTCCCCTGATGAAGATGTCGCGGAGAAGCCCGGAGAGGTTACAAACGAGCAAGAGCAACTAGATGCCGCTCAGATGGCGGCAGATGCTTTACGTAAGTTTCAGGAGAACGTTGCAAGTCAGAACTTGATATCTGCACTTTCTAAACTTGATAGAGGAGCTTTAGACCAGTACAAAGGCATCGCAAATGACTACGCAGCCCGAGGTATGGGTCGTTCTGGTGGCAAGATGATTGCTGAAGAAAAGGCAAAAAACGAGCAAGAATTTGTCAGAGACAATGCAGTACAGGAAGTTTTTAACTTTATCACAGAGCTCTCGTACGGTGGAAACATCGAGCAAGCAAAGACAAACCTAGCCAAGAGCGACGTGTTCTCAGAATGGCTAAACACTAAATACGGAGGAAACTAAAAATGGCAGAGAGAGATGCCCGCCTGCTCAACCTGCAGGACTACCAGAATACAACAGCTCCTACCGTCGCAGAATTAACCGGGAGCAAGCAGCAAGCCGTTAATCCTCTAGATGCGATTTTTAGCGACTACAACTCTATCCTTGGCAACCCTGATTACTACACCACAACTGGTGGACCTAACGGTGGAACCATCTCAAGTCTACTTAACCAAAAATCCGTAGCACAGAAAAACTACGCCCGGAACAAGGCAGACGCTGAGAACCTTTACGGTACTCTAACTGAGGATATTAAGACTGATGGTACCGCGCTACAGGGGCGTTACGATACAAGCATGACTGAGGAGTCAGGCAGACGCAGCGATTATGACACTTTGCTTCAGCAAAGGAAAACTACTGAAACTGAAAATAGGCAAAATGCTGCGGCTGAAATAGGCCTCTCTATTGAAAGCCTACAGTCAACTCCGAACAGTGCTCTAGACGAGATTATGGCAGGCTCTCAAGCAGCAAGCGAGAACTGGCAGAGTCTATTTGCTGCAAACAAGCTCTTTGAAGAAGGCTCAACCACCCGTCAGGTAACTGGAGCTACCTACAGTAAGTCAAACCAGATACTTGGGATGAAGCGATTCTTGGACGACCAGAACGCACAGCTTGATGCGGCGCTCGCTGCCGAGCGTTCAAAGACCCCAACTCAACAGCTGAGCGAGTTTGGCAAAACAGTGCAAGGCGGCATACTCGACCAAGTAAGCGAGATGTTTGCCAGCCCAGAAGACCTTCCTCTGTACTCGGAGAACCCTCTAATTGCAAGACAGCAGCAGGCTTTTGAGACCTTCCAAGATAATGGACGCCAGAGGAAAATGGGCAACCCGGCGGACCAAGAATGGTATACCGCTACCTATGCAGAAATTGTGAGAAAGATTAACGACAAGCAAGGTGGAGTCGATCCAGGATTAAATCCGGAAGAGAAGCAGTTTATGGAAGCGTTTGGCATTAGCGCAACGGGGCTGGGAATTATCAACCCCGATCTGCTTTATAGCCAATACTAGATACTAAAGGGTAATAGCCCCGAACTGCAGGTCGGTATACTACAATTAAGGTAGTTCGAAAGGTACCAGTGGTCCAACCAAGCGACAACTATGATCCAGAGGCGGCAGCAGATGCTATCTCCCGCGTGCTCTCTGGCTCTACTGGCGACCCTGCCAGTGACCCTAGTAGGTACGGCACTGCAGGATTTACGCCTGTCTCTGGTGGCGTAGCTCCCGTACAAGGGCCGCTTACCTCAGCTGAAAAGGCTCCCGCAGTTCTCCAGGGTGGCATAAACCTTCCTGGCGCGCTTTTCCGAGCAGTTTTTGCCCATGGGCGTGGAAATACTAACTTGGCGAATGAGGTCTTACCCTATGCAAACGCGATATTTGGGATGGCTGAAGATCGCACTGCTAGCCCTCTGGATTACCTCGGAGTAGCAGCAAGAGGCATACAAGCCGGACAAAAAGGGTTCAACAAAGGAATTCTTTATTCTTTCATGGTTCCAGGACAGGAATCTGAAGAATGGCTTCAAAAGACCTTTGGAGGGCAAAGGCCAGTTGAGGCTGGCTATGAACTGTTTAAAGGGGAAAACTTTGGAGAAGCTGCTGATAACCTCCCTTTCTTGGAGTTCGCTAGAAACGAAGATGTAATAGGGCAAATTGGGGTTCCTTATACGGACTGGAAGTTTGACGTCACATCAGCTGGCCTCGCAGGCTTTGGTTGGGATGTCGGGACGGACGCAGCTAGCTGGGCGACTATTGGTGTCGGCGGCCTTGTAAAGGGAGTCGGAAGAGGCGTAATAGCCCTTGTTGAGGGTGGTTCGAAAAGGGCTTTAGCGAAGGCTACTGGCAAGAGCCAAGAGATCACAGCCAGGAATATGCCTAGGCCGTTCTATGCGTATAGCACAGAAACAGGTAAGGCAGGTAAGGCAG